GGATTCCTTTGCGGCGAGTAGCCGTACTTGGCGAAATACCGATGCCACGCCTGGATGTATGCGGCGTTCGAGTTGTGGACCTGATCGCCTGCGGGTGAAGCGTCCGGGGAGCCCGGCGCGATGCCGAGGTCATAGGCGAGGGCGTCCCCGCCAGAGTACAGGAGCGAGAGGTCGGCAACGATGAACCCGGGACGCGGACCGAGATAGGCACCGATGACGCTCGCGTAGCGGTCAAAGCGGTATTCCTTCTGGGCGTACTGCTGGAGTCCCGTGCCGCCGCTGATCGCCGTGTCGTCGGCAATGACCGTTTTTGTGGCCGAGAGCGGTATCGGGCGCACCCAGACGTACCAGAAGCGAGCCGCGTCTCCGCCCGCCGCGATCCACTTGGACCGCTTGAGGTTGTAGTCAAAGAGCAGATCCGTCGCAAGCCCGAGCGGGTTCATCAGGAGATTGCCCTGATAGACAACCGACGTGTCGGCGTGCGCCGCCGGGACCGTGCCATAGATGCCCCGCGTGATCGTGCCCGCGTACGTCGTCGCCGTGATGGACGTGTAGCCGATTCGCTCGGTGCCGATGAGGATGTGGCCCGACGCGGGCGAGCCAGCGGTGGAGACAACCGTGATCGCCGTCGTTGAGGCGTTCGTTACAGCCGTCCCGCCGTTGATGGTCGTCTGTCGTGCGATGGTCCAAGGCTCTGTCGGGTCCACCAGAGCAGTCTCCGCCGTGGCCGCCGCCGTCGATTCGTTGTGGCCGGTACAGGTGACTTGGCAGAACCCGCCGATCTGGTTGCCGCCAAGGGCCGTCGCACACGCGCCGGTGGTCGTGTCGGCCCCGAAGAGCTTGTACCGAGAGACGAGCCCCGCGTCAAACTCGCACGTCGTATTCGTCACATCGTAATTGCGGAGGGCCTTGAGGAGAGCATTGAGCGTCTTGCCGCCCTGAGAGTCGCCCTCGGACTGGATGATGCCATATGGCCGATTGGCCGCGAAGAGCCCTTGGTACATGATCGCCGCCGGACCCGCAGGGCCGCGCCCGTTCGTCGCCGACGTTCCAAAGTCGAGCGTCACCTGCGCCGTGCTCGTGAGGTCCGAGCCGGTGTATCTTCGGTCGATGCGATGCAGCGAGCCAATCGCGTACGTCGCATCCCCGAGAGTCTGGAGGTGGCCTACTGCCGTGCTGTTGGAGTGAGCGTTGCCAGCCGTTCCGAGCTGCGCCCGCGTGATGCCCGTAAACGTCGTGGCAGTCTTGCCCGTGTAGGCGATGATCTCTTGAACCGTGCCCTCGGTGATGATGTAGCCAGCCGTGGGAAACTGAGTAGTCGAGACGACGGTAATCGCCGCTGTCGTCACGCCGTCAGCAATGCCTCCATTGAGCGTCGTCGTCGTCTTGGCGGTGTAGGTCGTGTCGGTGTTGACCGGCGTAGCCGTCGTGTCGAATTGCAAAGACGCGATCGCGCACTGGGCCGCGTTCAGGTCGATGTTCGTCATGTAGAAAACCGACTGAACCAAAACCGCTCCCGAGCCGATAGGATGCTTCGCCGCCGAGAGCATCGTGCTGATCGCCGCGCCGTTGTCGCACTGTCCGATGACCGCGCCGCTGGAGTGGGTCGCCGCCGTGGTTCCAAGGTTGCCGCGCGAGCAGCCGGTAAAGACGTTGGCGACAAGGCTCGTGTACTGGACAATCTCGCCGTCGATGCGGATGCGTCCCGACGCCGCGAATCCCGCCGTGCTCGTGGCGGTAATGTCGCCGCCGATGAGGACCGCACCATTGGCCGTCGTCCCCGCGAGGTATCCGACTTGCGGGCCGATGTAGCCGCTCGCCGCCGGCACCGGGATCTGGCACCCGTACTGCTTGAACGCGACGGGGTAGCCGACAGCATCGACGCCGATGTCATTGACGCACCCGAGTTTCGTGCTCGCGTTATTCCGACGCCGGGCTTCGTTGAGTCCCGCAGTGTCGTTGAATGCCGCCGTCGTGTTGGCCGGGATGAACTGCCCCGCACACGGCGCGACGCCCGCGAACCCCTTCGCGAATCCGACCGAGTGCCCGCCGCCGGACCGCTCCACCGTCGAATCGCCCCACGCCTCGAACGTGAGCCGTCCCGTGCTTGTGGCGAACGTCACCATGTCGGTAAACGACTGGGGTTCAGCACGGGCCATCGGGATCGGCGCGAGCACCGACGCGAACGCGAGCAGGATCAGGACGGGAAGCCGAATCAGTCTCATGGGGTCACTCCGGGGGGTGTCGTCTTGCCGCCGCGAACCCACGCCGCGCCGAGCGTCGAGAGGTTGCCGACAAGTCCGCCGACGATGAGGTTGAAGGGAGGAGGAAGGAACGCACCGAGCCCGCCGACCGTTGGCCCCGTCGTTTCGAGCGACTTGGCGACGGCCTCCCGCTGTGCGTCCCCTTGGGCGCCGGGAAGGAACGAGCAACCGGCGATGAGCAACGCGAGCCCGACGATCGAGAGAGCGATGATCTTTCTCATTTGGCCGCCTCCGTGGCGATTCCCGTGTCGTCGATCTTGGACCACTGCGAGAGGATGCCAGTGACCGCCGCCATGATCGCGGTGCCCCATTCGACACTCGCGTACTTCGTGCAAAGGCCCATCGCCGCCATGAGGAGCAGTTTGCGGATGAGCGAGTTGACGGTGGGGGTAAACAGCTTTTTCATGGGTTCCGCCTTTCGAGGATCTTCTTCACGTCGAGCCCGATCTCTTTCACGTCCGCCTTGGTCTCTTTGAGGTCCGTCTTGATCTGCTTCGCGTCTTCCTTGGCCGAGTCCGCCGTGGTCTGGGCCGTCTTGATGCTCTCTCGGAGCTGCGACCACACGAGCACGGCGCTTCCGCCCGCGAGAACGAGAGCGACCGTGAACGCCCATGCCGCCCGAGCGTTTGCCGACACCTTGGAGTCTGGCGTGAACTCGGGCTCTCGGTTGTCGTTCACCCGGTCATGTGGATTGAAGGCGTGCTGCCTGTGAGACATAGAGACTCCTGTAGATCAAGAATGAGCGATGGAACTCCCGCTCTCGCGCCGACACCATCCGCTGATCGTCACTGTCGCCGCCCGTATCCGCCGCTGTTCGTCGGGAACCTGCGCCTCCTGAATAATCGCCTCGTCGAGGTGCAGCTCGTGAGTCGTCCCCGCGTCCGTCGTGTACTTCATGCTCATCGCCTGTTCCACTTTCGAGCAGGCCCCGTCCATCGTCGCCTGATCGGTTTCGATGCGAGCCTCCGAGACGATGACGACGACTACGACTTTCACGTCGGCCAGGTGGTTCTCGTCATTGCGGCACCGGCGCCGGGACACCAAGTCGCACGCGACAAGCCGAATCTCCACCTCGGGGCTATCGGGGTCAACGCCGCCGAGCGGAACGAGTGTGTAGTTCGTCCCCGCGATCGTGAGGAAGAGGTCCGTTACGAGCTTGACGATCATGGACTTGTCGATGAACACGTCGGCCATTACCAGAGCCCTCCAAGATCCTGGAGGTCGTAGATTTGAGCCGCCGACGACGCGATCGGGACGCCATCCTTATTCGTCTTGGTCCACTGCGTCAGCCAATCGGGCGCGGCCTGGAGCAAGTGAACCACTTCGTAGACGTAGTTCGTGCCCGTCGCCGAGAGAATCCATTGGGTCGATTGAGGCCCCATGTACCGGAGTTGGCCGATCGCAAAGTCGAGCGACGGCGGAGATAGATTGAGGTTGTACGGCGTCTTCATCCGCGGCAACGTCATGGCGTTCGCGTTCCGCGAGCCGTTGGCACCGAGTGTCAGCATCCGGGCCATGTTCAGCGACTGGGGATTGAGCGAGAACCCGTGAACCTTGCACGAGAACGACGCGACTTCCTTTGCGGCGCCCTCGCCGTTATTGATCGGGCCGCTGTCGCCCTCGTGGCCCGGAGTGAATGGACCGCCCGGGTTGAATCCGAACATGACCTGCACCGATCGCTGGGTGTAGTCGAGCTCCGTGTAGTTGCTCTCGGGACCCGTCACCTGATAGCCCCAGTTCACGTAGCCAGCCGATGCGTACTTCACCGTGACCTTGCAAGCCCCGCCGGTCTGGTTGCCCTGCCGGTCCCACCCGCCGATGCGAACCGCCTCCGCCGTCGTCGCGAATAGCCCGGTCGTCCCGTACTGGTCGCCCACTCGCGGGATGCCCGTCGCCATCAATGCGACGAGGTGATCGCCGGTCCCAGTGACAAGGGCAGTGCGTGTCATAGTCCGACCATTCGCGTCTTTGGCGGATGAGGTCGGGAACTTTTCGAGGTCGTCGGGCCATGAGACTTCAATCGCCATTGGTGGTCAAACTCAGTACGTCGCCTTCGTGAAGTCCGCCATCTTGCAGACGATGGTGATCGTCGGGATTGAATCAACCTGGTCCGACGTTGCGATCTCGGGCACCTTGTCGAACCAGCAGTTTGCCATCGTGATCTTCTGGCCGACCGACGCGCCGCGGAAGTTGGGCCACGAGAGCACGAGCCCCGCCGTGTGGGTCGGCACCGTTCCGGCCGCCGCGTTGACCGCAGCTGCCAGGGCGTAGAGGCTCGTCGCCGTCGTGAAGTCCAGGCCGCGAACATCGAACGAGACGCGACAGAGCGAGTCGTCGAGTTCGATGGGTGTCTGTTGAACCGATCGATCGGTGTACTCGAATCGGCCTCGGTTGCCTTCCATGACCTTCACAGAGCCGGGAACGATGTTCTGCACCGTGATCGTGTCGGTGGCAGTCGTGAGGATCGCCGTGCCCGAGTTCTCGAACCGGCGCGGCGTGCTGTGGGCGTTGACTGAGGCCATGGGTGTTTCCTTCGCGTGAGTGGATTACCGCGCCTGGCGCGGATCAACGATGTCGGGGAGAGTGCAGGTGCCCCAAGCGATGAGGCTCGGGTCGGATGGGTTGATGATGCGAACGGCGGCGCCGAGGGTCGATGCTCCAAATGTCAGGGGCCGGGCCAGCCGCGAGAAGTCGAGCACACCCGACGTCGCAATCATCGTGCCGCACGTCAGGCCCATCGGTCCAGTGTCGGTTCCGAATCGAACCGTGCCGCCGGACACCGTGAGCGTGCCCGAGGGTGTCACGTCCTTATGACTCATCCGCAGTTCGCCGCCGGACACCACGCCATCGGTGAAGTCCCGCAGCGTCTCGCAGACGCCTCCCGAGACGGTCAAGAGGTCAACCGTGGGATTCGCGTTGCTCTGCGCGATGTACATCGCCCCGCCCGAGACTCGGCAGTTGTCGAGGTCCACCGAGTCCCAGACGTTCGTTGCCCCGCCCTTGCCGAGAAGGTTCTTGAGCCGGCAGTCGGTCCAGTGAACAGTCCCGCCGTTGACGGGATCGATGAGAGCCTGATAGATGATCGCCGCGTTGGACGATGAACCGAGTTTGAGCGTCCGCCCGCCCCAGTTGACGGTCACGAGGCCCGTACTCGTCCGGTCGCAAACAAACTTGAATGGGGCCGCCTCAATGTCGCCCGTATACCCCGCACCAAACTTCACCGCGAGCAGATCGATCGCCGCCAGGTTGGGCAGACTGTTCGTGTACTTCACCGAGTCCCGCGAGAAGCTCACGGAGTCGCCGGCCGCGGGCGTGCCGCCGAGAGCGACGAGAATGTCGTTTGAGAGCACGTCGTTATAGAAGATCGTCGGCATCCGTGAAACTCCTACCGCACTTCCATCTCGGCCCTCAACCTCACAAACGCGATCAACTGCGCCTTCATCCCCCGGCCCATCCGCTCGAACCGCCGCACGTACTCCACCGGGTCCTGCCCAAACGTTCTCGCTACTTCCAAGGCCATGTACAGGGGAGTCAGAACGTGAGCCTCTTTCGTCGGGCTCGGAATGTCCTCACTCCCCAGCGGCCCCGCCCTTCCATCGCGAGGCCGCCTTATCAGTTTCCCGCCGCACCCGCCGCAACATCCGCCGTCGCCAGTTTCTCGTACGCCGCCCGCAAAGGCTCAAGCCGACTCTCGGCCATGCCGCCCAGGACTCTCATCGCCTCTTTGCACCAAGCCTCGTTCGCCGCGCCGATTTCGTTCTCGGGCAGCACGAGTACCTCCGACAACGCCATCGGCGCCGGGTTCTTTGCGATGCTCGCCGGGCCGGTGTTGACCGTGTAGCCGATGGTCACGGAAAGATCGATCGCCGCCGCGAGTTCAAGGATGCCCATTTCCTTCTGGTCCGCCATGAGCCGGGCCTGATAGATCGGGCTCGCGTAGTCCCGCTCGCCGTTCTCCATCGTCGGGGCCACCGGCGCGGGCCAGTTCGCCCGAAGCTGCGCCATGGTGGCGACAGACACCGCCGTCAGTTTGCAGGGCTTGCCGAGCCAGGTGATTTCCGCCGTGTCCAGAAGTGCCGCCGATTCGTCGATCGTGAACATTCGATGCTCCGTGAGGGATGGGAACTTGAATCAAACGGGCACGAGCGGGTTTTCGCCGCTCGCCCCGTAGTCATGAGTGGACGGTTTAGGAGTGGACAGACTTCAGGAGGCAGCCCGTCGCCGTGTAGTTGACCTGGATGCCAACGGTTCCACGGAAGCGGTACACGTCCGAGCGGGCCGACTCGTCGCGGTACTGTTCCGCGATTTCGTCGCCACCGTCGGCGGTGTTGACGTAGGTACGTCCGACGCAGAACTCATCGGGCGAATTGGTCTGCGCGACGTTGCCGACCCATGCGTAGGTGTCGGACCAGATGCCCGAGAGCGAGATTGCCACGCCCTCGGTTGCCCCGTTCTTGAGCGGAGTCCCGACGATGATGTCCTTGAGGCCCAGGGCGGCGGCGATCGATGCCCGGTTGGCGTCGTTCACGAGCTGATCCGGGAGGATGGTGTACTTCTTGTTTCCGATGATCTGGGCGTTGTTGAGCAACGCGATCATGTTCTTCCAAGAGCACACCATGACAGCATTGGTCGGGTCCGCGCCGTTGGCGTACATGCACTCAAGAGCGAATCGCACGTCGTCGATCGGGGTGCCGCTCGCGCCGTCCCAGACGTTCGAGACGGTCTTCCCGGTCGTGCCCGCCAGGGGCCAATTCGTCTCGTTGAACAGGGCGGTTGCGGCGATGACTTCGCGGGCCGTGATGACCCGGCGACGGAGGATCTCGATGATGCTCGCCTCGTACTGGAACATATCCTCGTAGTTGGCCCGGTCGTTGTCGTCGTACGGCAGTTCGAGGCCGTCGTCGTAGCAGACGTAGGTCTTCTCGCTTGTCTTGCCGACGACGCGGTTGTAGTTGCCGCCCGGAGCTCGCTTGGTCAGCGCCGGGTTTTCGTAGTAGTTGGTCTGGGGCATCGTCCCGAACGAGCCCTTGTTCTTCGGCACGTTGATGCGGCCGAAGACTTTCTGGTAGATCGGGTTGAAGCCAAGGGGACGTTCTTTGACGGTGATCATCAGGTCTCCACGCGGGAGAGCCTGAGAGGTGGAACCACGGATGATGGGCATTGCTGATTTCTCCACCACTCATGACTAGTGGGTGATGGGAAAATCGGGAACGGGGGATCTTACGCGGAGATGTCGGACGAGTCGAAAGCGTGAATGGCGTACACGTCGTCGGCGGCGCCAGCGGTCACGGTCACGACGACCTGGGTTGCACTCCAAACGACGGTGGAGAGTGCTCGCGGTGCGCCGGTGGCGAGAACGAAGACCTGGACGAGGCCGACAGCGGGCGAGGCCGGGAAGGGATGGGTGAGCGTGAAGGCCGCGCCGCCGGTGGTTCCCTTCGCGTCCCAGCTTCGCTTCGACGGCTCGGGCAGGAGCTTCATCACTTCCGCGATGCCCGAAACGCTGGCGCTCGCGTTGATCGCCTTGCCGATCGGGGGACCGCTCTTGGTCGTGCTTCCCTGTCCGTTGGCCGCGCCGTAGATCGTGTCGCCCGCAACAAAGGTCGTTGCCATCGACAGGCGGAACGTGTCGGGCCGCGAGTGAAGGTAGCCGATCGCCTGATCGCCCGAGGCGTAGGCGTTGGCAGAGGTCGCGTCGTGGTCCTCGCCGACGCCGGCATAGACCCAGGTGTTCGAGGAGATTTTGAGACGGCGTGCCTCTTCGAGGGCCGTGCCAGCGGGCAGAGTCATAATGCCCGGATTCGTGGTGGTCATTGGTCGTTTCTTTCAGCCGCTTAGCGGCGTGGATGCGTGTGGTTTCGACGCCCGCGAGTTAGAGCCCCTTGGCCCCGTCCGCGAGCCATTTCTCGTGAGCCTCGGGGTTCTTGCCCGCCGCCGCCTCGATCGCCTTGCCCTGAGTCATGCCCGCCGCGACGTTGGCCTTGACGAGCCCGATGAACGAACCGGCCTCGGCCTGAGCAGCCGCCGGGAGCTTCAACGGATCGGCCCGACCGGACGACTGAGCCGCGAGTGCCTGTTGCCCGGGAGTGAGTTGCGCCGCCGACGCATTCGCGCGGAGGGTGTCATTCTCGGCCCGCAGACGCTTGGCATACGCCGCCGTCGCCTGGGTCTCGGTCATGCTCGCTTCCATGCACGTCTCGCGGAAGGACGCGAGTTCGTCGCCCGGCGCGATCGCCTTGAGCTGAGCGATGGTTGCCGCCGGTTCCTTGGCGGATGCCTTGGCCTCGGTCGCCAGAGCCTCGCACAACTCGGGGTGAGCCGCCCGCATTTCGGCGAGCGTGCTGATCTTTGGAACCGGCACGCCCGGCCCCTGTTTGTCCTTGTCAGACATGGTGGACTCCAATGCGGCCGGGGTGTGAGAGCCAGCGCGGGCCGCCGCGTCTGGCTCTGAGGAATCTGAGGGAATAATACCCTCTTCGTTTTTGTCCGCGTCCGGGAGGTCGTCGGCGCACATTTCGATCGCCGCCGTCTCTTCCCACTTGCCGCCCGAGACGAGACGGACGTAAGCATCGAAGGGAGCGATCGCGTCGATGAGCCCGGCGCGAAGTCCACCCGTCGCCGTGAACAAACGGGCTTGCATCGCCTTCACGTCGGCCTCGGGAATGTCGCGCCGCTCCGATACCAGTTGGCGGAAGTCGCCGCCCATGCTCTCGGCGAGAGACGTGAAGTACGCCATGACTTCCGGCGTCAGCGGTTGCGTCGGGTCGCCAAAGTCCTTGAAGTCGCCATCCTTCGCATTCTTCACGACGATGCCGAAGTCCGCGAGCATCTTGCTCATATCCGTGATTTGCCAGATCGTGCCGATCGAGCCGACCATGCCAGTCTTTGTCGTGACAATGCGAGCCGCCGACGCCGCATACATGTACGCCGCCGACATGGCCCAATCGTGCGGGAGGGCATGCGTCCGCTTGACCGCCGCAAGAGAACCGATCGCCTCAACCACGTCGTTCGAGCCACCCACCGTTCCGCCCGGCGAGTCAATGTCGAGCAGTACGTCGGTAGCCATGTCGCCCTCGGCCTCGTGACACGCCGCAACGATCGCCCGCGTGTGGACGCCGCCCATCCAGAAGGCATCGACCCAATCGTTCATCACGGGGCCGCGAATCTTGAGGATGAGTGCCGAGCCCGAACGCGACAGGAGCGGGGACTTGACGGGCAGATCGCCGCCGACCGGCATCGCCGTAGACATGCCCATCCGCAGGGCCGCGCGAGTGATTGCCGCGAGTGCCGCCCGGGGCTCCATCGCAAGCGGCTGAGACAAGAGCGAACGCATGGCCGATTCTGTGTGGGTGTTGCTCATGGTTTCGCCGGTTCGTCCTTCGCGGGTCCGTCCTTCGTGTTGTCCGGCTGGCCCGGCGTCTTCGTGCCAGGGAGTTGGCTGGGCGTGATCCCCTTCGCGGCCTCGTCCTTCACTTCGATCTGACGACGTGCCGCGTTTTTCTCGCGGTCCCCGAATCCAAGCTGCTGGGTCGCGTGTTCCTTCGTCGTCAAGTTCCCATTTACCGCCGCGAGCCATGCTGCAACGTCCGTGCCCATGTCGATGACCGGCGCGGGCGGAGCGGATATTTCATGGCGTGCGTTCCAGTCCTCAACAAAGGGGAGTCGTCCCGCTTTGATCGCCGCCGCGAGCCGCCACAGAATGAGCGGGCGGTAGAAGTCCTCTTTCTGCCAGTGCTGGAGCGTGCCGATCGTGGTAGACCACGCGATCGCTACCGTCACCTTCGCATTGCTCGCGGTCAACCCCTGGAAGTCAAACACCGAGAGCATCATCGGCAAGCCCACCTCGGAGCCGATGATCTGGGCGTTCGTCATCACAAACTCGCGGAAGTTCGTCGCCGGTTGCTCGGGCTTGATCTGTTCCACGCCCTCATTCGGCTTACAATGGAACTGGAATCCGGGCTCAAGCGCCGCCTCTTTCGGCGTGCCTTCGACGACGGACTCTGCCGCGCCGATCGCCGCGCCGAGCGAGTTCTCCATCGCCTGACGCTGGGCCGCCGGGGTCTCGGATTTGTACACCAGCCCGAAGAGCGTTGCCATCTGTGACGCGACAGCCACGTTATCGATGTAGTCGTCGATGAGCCGGAAGCGGTTGATGCTCGCCTGGAACCCGGGCTCGCCGCGGAATTGGTTCGCCCTCGCCCACAGCGGCCAGCGGAGATAGATGCACTCTTCCGCCGCAACCCGCGTCGGGTCCGCGAGCACTCCGAACGCGCCCATGATCGGAGCCGTCTGCCCGACGCCGCTCTGAGGCCGGTTCGTCTTGGCCGACGCAACGTCCTTCCACTCGGCAACCCAAAACGCGGCGATGCGGCCCGTCGTCTTGTCAACCTCCACTCCGTCATAGACGAGGTTCCCGTTCTCGCCCGTGACGATCGTTCCAATGTCGCCGCGATCCTTGACGCCGGGCGAGACGATCTGCTGGGCTTCGACTGCTTGGAGCTCGCCGCTCTGGAGCTTGACGTAGAGAATGTCGCCATCGGAAAGGCCGGCACAGATTGACTGCTGGACGATCTGCCACGCCCGCAACCGCTCCATGTCCTCTTCGATGAACGCCTCGGCGAGCTCGTTCCACGCCTGATCCTTCGACCGGGCCTGGAAGGTGTAGCCGTCGCCGCCGACGCACTCGGACAGCCGACGCCCCATCATGCGGGCGAGCGTGTTATTCCGCAAGAGGTCCTGAACCCGCCCAGTCTGCGTCGTTCGTGCCCGCTGATTGAGGCTCGTTCGAGACGGTCCCGGGTAGACGTAACGACCGCCGCCGGCCCGTGCGAAGTTCTCGCTCTTGTATCCGCCGACCATCGCCAGGGCCTTGCCCGCTACCGCGATTTGCAACTGCGCGAGAGCGAGACGCGAGCCCGCTTCGGCCTGTTCCGCCGCTTGCGCCACACTCTGGACCGCCTCGATTGTGCCGTTCGTTCCCGACATTTCAGCCAAGCTCCCTTGTCGTCAATCGATATTGACGCCCCGCGACTTCCGCCGTTGCATGAACCACAGGATATGTCACGCCGCCGAGTGTCAGTTTGTCGTTCTCTTGCGGCGCCCGCGAGAGGCCCGACGCTTTGATGATCCAGGTCGTGTCCTTGACCTTCGTCGGCTTGCCATTGATCGGCGTCTCGTAGCAGATTGTGGCCCCGCGAACGCAATCGACATCGACGCCCGGGGCCGTCGTAACCGTGTTCTTCATCGTCGTCGTCGAGAATGCCCCGAGCGTCACGAGATAGAGCACGGCCTGAACGTCCGACAGCATTTCTACCGTGTCGGCCGCGAGCGTGTCGAGTTCTGTGCTGTAGCTCATGTAATCACCCCGCCGGCGCCTTCGCCGCCATCGGTTCCGCCCGGGATGATGCCGCCCACGCCGCCGGGAGACGCGCCGGACCCCGCCGCAACCGCCGCCGTCGCCACGTCGGTATCCGCGGCGACGACAAGATCGACCGTGCCCGTTACCGCCGCGGCGAGCCATGCGATTTCAATCTCGGTCGCCCCGGCCATGTCGGTCGTGCTCGCGACAACCGCCCCGCCGCCAGCCGCGATGGTCTTGGCACCGCTGGCGAAAGCGAACGGCCCGACGTTGCCCGCCCACCACTGGACCGAGAGCGTGCCCGCGGCCCACGCACCATCGACAAGCCGAGCCGAGATGGTCGCAGCCTTCCCGTTGGCGACAGGGAAACGCCAGACTCCGCTCGGAGTGTTGAGACTCACCCGCCGCGTCTGTACCGGCCTTGTCAGTGTGGGGACGGTGTTCATCCGAATCGTGCCCTCGTGATGTTCGCGTATCCGCCGGTTTGCACGTCGGGCATTCCGAGCAGTCGCATCTGCTGGCGTTCGAGCAACGCGAGATATTGCACAATGTCGCCGGTCGAACGACTCGCGCCATCCTTCGACACGCTCGGACCCATCTGGAGAGTCACCTCTCCAATGTGCAATTGCAGCATGGCGAGCTGGGCCGCTGTCGTCGATTGGGATGCCCACGCCGAGTAGGAATAGGACACTTTGACTCTCCACCACTCATGACTAGTGGTGATGGGGGGGGACGCTTATCCGCCCGCGAGAACAGGCGTCGTCCTTACGACCGCCTCAATCTCCGCGAGCCTGCCCGCGATTTCGACCGGCTGGAAAGCGTTCTCGGCGTCCCGCAGCTTGGTCCGCAGTTCGGAGATGCGAAGACGCCGGGCCTGCGCCTGGTCGTCGTCGTCCTTAACCGCGGCCTTCCACGCTTCGTTCGCTTCGGTGATTGCGGCCCGGTACTTGATGAGCCGGGTATGCTCGCCCGCGAGTTCGTCGTCTCGCAGTTCGGAGACGGGAAGCGTCTGGGGATCTCGCACAGCATCCGCGAGCGACATGGGCGGATTCTCGATCGCCGTTTCCGCGTCGTCGGGGCCGATCTTGCCGGGCGTTTCCGCGTCGTCGGGGCCATCGACCGGCGGCGCGTCAGTCAAGATACCGCTGCCCGACCTTGGCTCGTTCGCCGACTCGCTCGCTGTCGTCGCGAGGTCCTGGAGGCTTGACTCTTCCGCCGCTTTGGTCTTGACCTTTGCCATTGGCCGCTCCTGTGACGTTGATTTCCCGAACACCGAATCGCTCAAGCATAGCCGCCGCGTAGACAAATATATCCCAGAAGTGATTTGCCGTCCCCTTGCGCCTCACGTCCCAGAGTCCATTGAGGTATTGCTCGCTGCAAAGTTGGCCGAGTAGATTCGTGTCCGCGTCCTTTGGAAGGTGCCATGTCGAGACGGTTCCGGCGTTCGTTCCGTCCGCGAGCGAGACGATGTTCATCGCGTGTTCCGCACTGGTATTCGAGAGCCAACGGGCCATCGAGTTCTTCCAGAGCGTGACGTTGATGAGGTGGAGCGGCACCTCGCCATCGCCGCACTTCTGCATCGAAGTCGAGTAGAGCCGCGAGTCTTTATTGCCCCTCGTCGCCCGGCCTTTGACGAGAACCGTTCGAGCGTCCCGGTCCTTGCGATAGCGGTAGAGCGTGTCGGTCCGGTGCCCGGTATCGACGACGACCAGGGCCGGCGAGAACGCCCGATCTTTCATGCCCGGGACCGCCATCGGCCATTGGCGCTTCCGCACGTCGTCAAGGGCCGTCGCCAAGGTTCCGTCGCCAAGGCAGTCCTCGCATCCCCAATCGACGAGCCAAATGTGCTCGCCGCGATTCGAGAACGCGAAGAGAGCCCAGTACATCCGGTCCGGCTGAACATCGCACGAGAGCAGCGTGCCGACAGTCCCGATCGGACATTGCCCCCGCGCGTTGGGAGACTGCTTGGCCCGCGCCTCCAGTTCCGAGACTTCGATGCGTGACCCCTTCACCATGAAAGCCTCCCCGAGAGTTTCGGTACACCACACGTAATCGACCTGCCCGTGTGCCCGGATCTTCTCCAGAAACGCCGCCGCGACTTCGCCGTATGGATTCGGGAGCAGATCGTTGTCGATGCCCAGGATTGCGAACGAGACGTGATCGATCGGAGGCATCGGACCAATGACGGCGCCCGCTACGTCGTGCCCGTGCTCGTCCTTCGTGAGGGCCGCGATCGATTGGCCCTGCGCGACCCACTCGCCGAGCCGCCCTTGCCATGCGCGATCGGAGGCCGAGCACTTGCCCGCACAGGCTGGACATTCGTACCACGCGGTCCGCCGGACGATCGTTGGATCGGCGTCCCCTCGGTTGGCCCATCGCACTTGCCGCCAGGTCCGCGAGTGGTACTGCCGACAATGAGGACACGGGACGTACCACTGAAATTGGCACGTCGCCGATGCTCGCCGGGCGTCGATGCCCTTGCCGGCGTCCCCGGGTGTGCCCGTTTCAATGACCTTGGAATCGGCAAACGTCTTGCCTCGCTCGAGCAACTTGGACGTTGCGAGCGGGTCGCATCGGTCGTACTCGTCGATCCAGACGTATCGCGCGGGCGTGCCCTCGGTTCCGCTCTCGCTGTTCGAGCCGATCCATTCGACGATGCCGCGATCGAAGGTCGTGCGAGCGGAAGTAAACGCCCGCTTCTCGTTGCCGACGTGACGCATCGCCCGGGCGCAGGCTTTGAGTGCCGGTTGGAATCGCGTCTTGTTGAAGTCCTCGGCCTTCTCGGCCTTGGGGAGCATAATCATCCATCGGCCCGGGCGCACGTCCATCGACCACAGGACGACGCCGATGATGAGTTCGGTAAAGCCGCACTGAGCTGGCTTTGAGATGGTGATAACGCGAACGTCGGACCGCCCGCACATTTCCATCATGCGGCGCGTGTAGGGGACGATTCGCGTTTCCCACTGGCCCGGCATGGCACCGCCGACGATGACGCGATTCTCGTCCATCCACTCGGCGACGGGAAGCTCGGGCTCGACGTGAAAGACGAGCGAGAGGGTTGCGGCCATGATGTCGCGTGCGGAGGCGTAGGGCACGCGGGGAGTTTAGCGGCCTACTCCATGTCTTCGAGAACGAGACGGCGCAGGCGTCTGTCACTCTCGCTCGCGGCGGTGGGTGGCATGTTCAACGATACGAAGCCCGCTTTCATTTCTGGCGTGGGATTCAACCCGATCAGTTGCCCGTTGCCGATGCCGACGAGATAGCCCTCGCCGAGAACGTGCCGGATCTCGGGCGCGTCCATCTTGAACTCGGGCGGTCCTTCGTCGCCGTGTCCGCCACGCCCACGACACGCGGAGGCAACGATCTTGTCGGCCTCTGCTTCCGTGTAGCGGCCCGCGTCGTCGATATTCGTCGTGTACCCGCAGTGGTTCGGACCCCACCACGCATTATGTTCGCGGGAATAGACCAGCATTGTTCGTTCGCTCATTCGGTTTCCTCCCCGATCTTCTCGGGTTGCTCCAATCCGACACGGCCCCACTTCTCACGCATGAACGCGATGTCTTTGCGGGTCGCCTTTCGCCAAGTCACCCATCCGCCGTCGCAATGCTTTCGGCAGAGCCAAAGTTCGCCGCCGTTGAGCCAGCGAAACGATCCTTCCGTTTCTGGCGTGTCTCCGGTTGAACGCTGGCCAGCCTCGGTCCACACGTCCACAATGCGGAAGGTGTGTCCCCATTGCGTGTTGTACTTCCGCTCGCTCATGTCGCCTCCCATTTTCGCCGATCGAACTTGTACCGCGCGTACTCCGCGATCAGCTTCCGGCCCGACTTCGTTGTCGGCAGTTTCTTGATCCACTCGCGGGCACGATTGGTCTGCGCCTCTGTGAGCGGCTTGCCGGGTGTGATTCTGAACCGCCGTCTAAACAAGACTTTGCAGTCCTCGGTGATCGCGTCGATTTCCTTCTGTGTCCTTGCGCATTGCTCATTCCACTCCCGGGTTTCCTGCTCCGTCATGGGCTTCGATACCGGGAGCGGCTTTCCTCGCATCTCAACAATCGCCGAGAGAGGTATGCCTCGTGGTTTCCGCTTCACGACGCCCCCCTCTCAAGATCGCCCAGCACCCGCACCGCTTCCGCCGTTATCGCCTCGCGCATCGCCGTCTCCGTTGCCCGCTCCAGGGGCGTTATCGCAACCACCGATCGCGTAATCCTCGCCGCGAGCCCGTCCAGCATCGTTCGCACAATCTGGAGCGTCGTCGCCCACGTCTCTTTCACGTCCTCAACCGATACCAGTTTCCCGCTCGCCACGTTCAGTTCGTTCAACGCCGCCGCCGACTTGATCGCCCGCTCGAACGTGTGCATCCCGACGACCGTTGCCCCGCCGCGATCCATGAGGCCCATCACGTCGTCGGACGTTCGCAGCCCCGCGAGTGCCGCAGTCGGATCGACGACCGGAGCGGAAGCGGGCGCGTCCCTGCGCCCCTTCTTTGGTCCGCCGTGATTCCCACCATGAACCCGCTGCACGTTCGCGTTGACCCACGCCTGACACTGGGCCAGGTCGTACAGGGCGTGCCTGCCCCGCTTCTTGCCCGACGATGGAAGCCCGATGAGCTTCCACTTCGACACGGCGCGGATCGTCACACGCGGGCGGATCTGCGCCGCGAGTTCTGTCGCCGTGAGGAGTGGTGGGCGTGCTTTGGTCATTCTTCCCCGTACGTGTTTGTCATGTAGTGCCATCTCTTGTCGAGTGCGATCAGGGCGAGAACCTTTCGGGCCGACGTTTCGATCGTCCCGCACCGAGCACGGCACGATCTGGTTTTGTAGCGTCTGCCGTTGTGAGTGAATGGCCCACGCTGCGACACCGAAACTGTGACTCTCGCCTGAGGCGCGGCAAAGCTCACTCGGACCCGCCCGTGATTGGCGAGGTTGCGTAGAAGAGTCTCAGTTTCGCCCAGCTCGATCACGCCTCGGCCTCCCGCTTCACGTCGTCGAACATGGTGGCGTCCTGTTGCTCGACTCCGCGTGCGATTGCCGCCTCGATATTCGCCACGGCTTGACGGTAGTACGCTGCCTTCAGCTCCACGCCGATTCCGAACCGCCCGCACGAGACGGCCCCGTACACCTCGGAACCGACGCCAAGGAACGGCGTAAGCACCCGCTCGCCAGGATTCGACCACAGCTCTACCGCCCGTTCAATCACGTCCAACTGGAGGGGGTGCATGTGCTTCTCGTCGTCGGGCTCGCGGCAATCGCGGAACGGCATCACGCGACCGATCCGCACGTCGTCCCAGAACGCCGATGCGTACTGGCGCCAGATCCAGTGAGAGTACCGATTCTCCGTCTGCTTGCCCGCCCATCCCTTGAATCGCAGAACGTCCGCCGGAATCTCTCGCTCGCCGGCGTAGCTCATCAGCCCATGATCGTGGGTCACAGGGATCGGGTTCTCGCCCTTCTTGCGAAACATGAGCAGGTAATCCGCCGACGCCACGTCACAGAGCGACGAATCCTCGACCACCTGCCGGTGCGTCAAGCCCTTCGCCATCGTCCTATTTCGCACCCCGAGCGGTTCCTTCCAGACGTGGTAGCGGGCACAGTACGAGAACCCGAGCCGCCCGTGCATTCGGATGATGTCGCCCGGGAAGTCGGTGAGCCCGCCGCCAAGGTTCGCCCCGGCCTTGGGCACGTCCATGCAATGAACCGCCGTGCAACGTCCCGGGAGCGTCAGCCGGTAAATCTCCTTCACGATGAACTCGTAGTGGTCGAAGAACTCGCCGTAGGTCCGGCAGTTGGACAGGTCCCGGTCAGACGATGAGTAGTTGTAGAGCCCGCAGAACGGAGGCGAGTAGACGCTCAGGTGAATCGACTCGTCGGGGAAGGTCGGCAGAACCTCGCACGAGTCTCCGTTGTAGATCGCGTACTTGTCGGTCACTTTTGAATCGGAGCAAGCCATGAGGGAACCTCTACTTTCTTGTTGAAGTTGTGATCGGAGTTGATCGCCAGGGAGTTATTCATGTGTTCGACCAGCCGGGCAAACATCGCGTCGGCGGCATCGGCCTTGCGTTGCATGTTCGCCAGCACGCCCGCAGATCCTTCGCTGGTCACGATGTCTACGACGACTTTGCGTTTCTGTCCGAACCGCCAGGAGCGACGGACCGACTGGTAGTATTGCTCGAACGAGTGCGACGGAAAGAATGTCTGGTGGGCGCAGTGCTGCCAGTTGAGCCCGAACCCGGCGAGTACCGGCTTGGTCACGAGCACCCGGAGCTGCCCGGACGCGAACGCCGCGAGTAATTCCTCTTTGCGTTCGTCGGAGTCGCCGCCCGAAAGTTGCTCGCTGTCGGCAACGAGCTTCTTCACGAGGTCGCCCTCTTCGTTGAGGTGAACCCACGCGACCGCCGGTTTCTTGTGGTCAACCAGTGACGCGACCATCTCGCACCGCTCTTGAATCGTCCTCCGCCGCTCCTCCCGCTGTTCGGGCAGTGAGATAGCCGGAAGGTCGAAGAGCATCCCGCTCGCCGCACGCCGGGCGGTAACGACGTGCTCTCTGGTCGTGATTGGCGGGAGTACAAACTTGCCGTCGTCGAACCCAAGGTCGGAAGGCTTGCGGATCGCACGCGACCACGAGCAGACCCACCTCCAAAAGTCCTTCTCGGCGTGCCCACGCATTTTGTACTGGGTGCGTCCCCATCCGAGATGGTCCTTCCCGGTTTCCTTGCGAAAGAACTTGGACACCATGTCCTGAAAACCCATCTCGCCAAGGGCTTCGGACAGGTTGCCCAGTTCGACGTAATCGTTGGGCGCCGCCGTCGCCGTGCAGAGCAGCCGATAGAGAATCGTCCGCATGAACTCGACAACCAGGTCCCGCGTCGAGCCGTCGAAGTTCTTGAGGATTGATGCCTCGTCGCACACGACGCCCGCCCAGTCGTCGGGCGAGAACTTGTGGAGCTGCTGGTAGTTCGTGACGTAGACGCCGACCGATGGTTTCTCTTTTGGGTTGGCCTTGTGGACTTCGATGCCAAACTTCTCGCCCTCGGATCGCGTTTGCGGACCAACCGCGAGAGGCGTCAGAATCAGGACCGGGCGATTCGTGTGGCGGACAACCGCGTCGGCCCATGCCAATTGGATAGGTGTTTTTCCAAGACCACAATCTGCGACTACGGCCGCCCTGCCCTTGCGGATGGACCAGTCGAAGAGGTGCCCTTGGAACGGGAACAGAAACTCGGGGGTCGACTTGGGCTCGAAGCCGCTCATGCCGCCGATCTGGGCGCGTTTCGATAGAAAGGCGTTGTAGTCCGCGAGCGAGTTTGGTGAGAGCGTCAGTTCCATTTCAGTCCTTTCCGATCGTCGGCACGATTGGGAGTTTCGCGTTCCAGTGAATCGCCATCGGGGCGAGCTTTGGGGCGTTCTGTGAGTTCCATTCGGCGCGGGCCGCTTTCTGTGCCACGATCAGATTGGCGTCTTTGGTCGTCGAGTGGTCATACCCGATGTGCAACAGGAGCTTGCGAATCCGATCCTCCGTGATCGCCTCCGGGTCCAACCCCAGGCAGTAGCATTCCCAGCGGATCAATCCGAAGAGTCCCGGGCCACGGTCGGAGTAGTTCATGCTGCCTCCCTGTAAGCGTCCACGAATTGCCGGATGATGAGCGGGATGCCGACGAGCCCGGCGACGACGACGGCTAGGAAAGAGAGTTGGTTCATCGTTCATCCTTCCTGAATGCTTTGAGTTCCGCACGACGATCCGCCGCGCGTATCTGGTCCTTCCCTGTCGGCGGTTGCGCCGCCGCGATCTTCTCCCATGCCCGTGCTTCCAAGAATGCTTCCTGTGCTGTCAGCTTGCGCGGACCAGTTCGCTTGTGACACTCCGCGGCAATCTCCGCGTCCGAGACTTTGTGCCAACCGGGCTTTGGTGCTCGCTTCATCGTCCAGTCTCCACCCGATGCTTTATCGCCGCCCATCGTGCCAGGAGAATCGCATCGGCAACATTCTCGGCGCGAGACTTTCCAACGTGCTCCACGATGTCCATGCCCGTCATCATGTTCGCCATCGCTATTCGGTTCGGCTTGCCCTTGCCGCCGGTCTTGATGCCGCCGGACCACAGCGTAGCGGAGGGGCAGTAGAGCTTCGCATACACCGGCCTGTGCGGATGCTGGAACTCGCACTTGATGCACGACGCCACCGCCCCGCAGACGACGCCGTAGCCCGGCAAGTGGGCGGAACTTCTGGCCTCTTTCACGCCGCCCATTTGTGTCATCGGCATTTCGACGGCGCACACCTGTAACCGAATGGACACGTCGTAGGATGCCATATCTGCGAGCACACTCGCCTCCATGGCCTCCATGGCGCACGCTTCGGATATCGCCATCGCCCGTTCCCACAGATCGTCTTTGCCCGCCTTGTCGGGCGGCTCGATGTACCCGAACCGCCGCAACGCGATTTGAGGCATCCGCCCATCGTCCCAGACATCGCAGAGAGCGAAGCCCGTACACGTCAAACTCGGATCGAACGCCAGGGACCGGATCGCACCGCGAGGAATCGGCGGTAGCGTCTCGGAGGTCTTGATCGTCTGGTGGTTGAGGGACTTCACTTCGTCTCTCCAATCTCCAGTGAGAGCCCGACCGCCGCGAGTACACGCGAGAGCGATTCGAGCCCGAATGATTTCTGTCCGCTCAGCCACCGCGAAAGGTTCGGACGCGAGACGCCCGCGAGCCGTGCGATTGCCGCGTCGGACTCTTTGAGGAAGTCGATGCGTGCGCGGACCTTGACCCGGAGTGCCGCCTCGTCGATGTTGCGGGTTTGTTTCATGCCTGCGCCTTCTGTGCCGCCAGTTTCGACTGCGCGAGAATGTCGTCTGGCACCTCAAAGAATCCCTGCGAGCCCTTGAATCCGATCGGCAACGGGAGCGGGATGATGCCCTCCAGAATCCACCCATACCGCCCCTCGGCGTAGTCTCCATACAGACGTTCCACCGCCGTCAGTTCGCAGCTCGCGACAAGATCGCCTGTTCTCTTCACGCCGACAAGCCGAGCAACCGCGACGATCGCGCCGAACGGGAGACGCCCGGGGAGTCTGCCGAATGCCCGCTCGGTCATCGCAAACTCCTGTTGTCCCGCGTCCCATCGCTTCGCCGCGTGAATCGCAATCGGCCCGCGATAGTTTGTGGACCAACTCCGCGTCTCGATCCGCTTGTGCCCGAGTGCGATCGCCGATGCCCAGGGTTGCCACAGGGATATGCACTTCATCGCCTTCCTCCAATCATCGCCAACTGATCGACGCACAGGAGGAGCGTCGTCATCGGCTCGGTGTATCGGTCCAATGCGAACCACTCGGGGGCCACGCACGCCTCCGCGTCTCGAAAGAGCACGCGACAGAATCCAGGTATGTCAGAGTTCCGGTTCGCTCCCTCCGGGTAGTGCTCGACCATGATGCACGCACGCCCGTCGAGCTTCTTGCCCATCCGCTCGGGCACGGACGCGAGGTACTTCCACACTTGTTCCGCCGCGTTCGTCACGCTCATTCCGCGATTGTCCCGATGCTCGATCGCCACGAGCGCGACCGTCTCATTGTCCTCGAATCGAGCATGGCCGAACTTCACCGTTTGCCCGTTCGAGTCCGTCACTTCCGCAAAGCCGCTTGACACCATCTGCATCATTGAAGTCCTCCGACTCTGGGCGGCAACGTCGAGTTGTTCGCCCGAACCCATGCCTGTCTCGCTCCGTCGTCCATTTGCGCCAGTCGCAACGCTGTCGACGTACACACGCGACAGGGGCGAGTACCCGCCTGTGCCTTCGTCTCTTGGAATGACGCGAGCACCTTGAACACCCTGCATGCTGGGCATTTGTAGAATGTCTGCCCGTCGCATTTCTTCGTGACCGCCACCGTGCCGCTCATGTCTCCGCCTTTCTCGCCATCCATGTCGCCGCCGTTCGTCCCGTGATCCGGCACGCTCGCGCCGGGCCCCTCGTCACCTTGCCCACCCGTTCCAGCTCAGGCAGTCTCCGGGCCAGGTCGTATCGCCCGACGCCCGATGCCGCCGCAATCTCGCTCGAAGTCTGCCCGCCGTGCGCCTCGACTGCCGCGAGGGCTTCGGCCTGTTGACGCCCCAAGGTCCCGTCCGCGACGATCGCCCGTGCTGCCTCATGCGACGGTGCCGGGTCCTGCCGCCGCGCGAGAATGTGCGAGGCCTGGAGGTCGAAGAGGGATTGAGTCTCATTCCGTTTCAACGTCCGCCTTTGGTGTTTCGCCCAGTGCGTGCCGCTCATTTTCCGCGTCGGCCTCGGCCGCCATTTCGCAAAGACGCTGCCCCATCGTTCTCGCCTCGTGCGGCTCGATGAATTGCTCGGCGATTACGTGCGTCCCGTGAACTGGGCACACCTTCACGACTCGCAGGCCGACCATCGCGCCGGGCGCAACCTCGCCGGGCCTCGTACTTACCGCGAGCACTCCAAAGCATGTCTCGGCCATTCGCCTGCCTCCATTCGTCATCGCCCACGTCGCGAGCACCGCGCCCGCAATCGCCACCGCCCCGCAAAGGCCGACGACAGGATCGAATCCCGACTCGCCGGCCAGAACCACCATCGCCCCGACGCAGGCCGCTAAGCCCACGCCGTAGACGCTCCACCGGACCACGCCGCGACGGGTCACGTTTCCCTCTTCGCTTGCCATGCCACTCCGTCCGCAACGTGATCGGACAACTTCTCGACCATCGGCAGCACGCGGTACGGGTCCACGCCGCACGCCCGCGCCATCATCACAAGGCTTGTGTGGGCGACGATCATGCACGCAACGGCGCCGGCAATGGCCTTTGTCTCCTCCGGGGCTGCCTCTTTGCACAAGATCATCCCGGCCGCGAGCCTCCCGGATTCCTCAGCCTTCGCCTTGACCATAATCCCCTGGTTTACACCGTGGGTCTGATCGGCTGCCGAGATTGCCGCGTCCGTCGCGCCGCGAAGGAACAGAACCGACGCGGTTATGCCCATCGCCATGAGGCCGCAGGCGAGTTCGTTCGCCCGTCCGTTCTGTGCCTCGATCACCAACATCGATTCAATGCCGCTCATGGGTTCTCCTTCGCCTTGCTCGCCATCACCAGGTCGTAAATCTCCGCTCGGTGAATCTCAAACTCTCGCGGGAAGTCGAAGGCGAGCCCGATCCGCCCGTCCTTCTTGCTCCGCGTCACCTTCACCGTGCCAATCTTCCCGCTCTTGTCGCCAATCACCACCGACTCGCCGATCTTCCGCGTCAGTACAAGCATCGAAAGCCTCCTTGCTCTTGAAAGCGTCCGGCGCGGGACACACTCCCGACGCCGGGCCGCTCTGGTTCCTACTTCTCGTGCGCCACCCGGATCTGATTGAGCTTCGCATCCGCGCCGTCGCAGAAGTCAATCCAGGCATCGACGTTCGCCGCCGCGAGCCCGACGATCGCGTCCCGCACGCCGTACGTCCCCTCGGCATCCGCTTCCGCCGCCGCCGTCAGGATCTCACGCACGCCGCTCCACAGGTCATGGTTCGCGTGATCGGGAAGGGCTTCGATCGCCTGTTTCCGATCCGCGGCGTTCGTCCACCACATCTTCATCTTGGCGAGCAGCATCGACGGGGAACGACAATCGGCCTCGTGCAAAGACTCGATCCACTTCGCCACCGTCTTCGGGAGCTTCGCGTTCCATGCGGGCGTGTTGAGGTGCGCCCACCACGAGAGAGCCGCCGCTCCCGCCGTGACGGGTCCGCCCTGGATGATCGCGGGAACCTCTTGGCCCGCGTCGTCCTTCACCGTCTGGGAGCCCGCGATCGTGGACGGCGACAACGGATCGGCCGGACCGGCGACGACTTTCTCCGTGTGCTTCCCCTTGGGCTTTCCCGGCGTGCTCACGTCGTAGAGGGAATCCAGCCCGTCCTCGTGTTCGCCCTTGGATTGTTCGGCCAGCTCGAACAGGTTTCCGCCGACCGTCTCGATGATGAGCCGGTGAACATCGACGACGACGCCCTTCAAGGTTTGCTTCATCGAGTCCGACTCGCGGACCGCGTGAACGAGCTGCACCGCCAGCGTCCGCTCCTCGTTCGATGCGATGCCCTTCTCGTCCAGGGCCGTGCGAATGACCTTCAGGGTTTCTTTGAGGCCAGACAGCCGCGAGGCGCATGAGTTGTGCATCTCGACCAGGGCCACGAGCCGCTTGCACGTCACGAGCGAGAACGGCTTGCCCATCGACTCACTGAGAGCGACGGGCTTTGTGCCGCCTTTGACCTTTGGCGCGGTTTCGGCCACCGTCTTTGCCGACTTTGGGGCCTTCGCGGGCCGGGGCTCTTTCGCTTCCGGCTTGGCCGCTGGTTTCTGTGCCGCTTTCTTGGCCGACTTCTTCGACACCTTCTTTGTCATCGTCTACGCCTTTCAATCCGAGTGTCCGAGCATGGTCCGCCGCAAGTTCGCTTGCGACGGTTTCGCCAGAGGGGGTCAACATCAATCCGCCGTGTTTGTGCTCCGCGATGTAGCCCGCCGCTACGCATTCGTCCAGAGCCTTGTTCCAACCAGGCCCGATGAGAATCGGCAATTCGTCGGGCGACGGGAACACCTCAAACTCCGCGAACGTCACGAGCAGGGCTTGCATGTCGCGGACAAGATCGCCCGATGGAGTTGTCAAGCCGGGGTCGTCGGGTTCGAGTTGAGGGGGGACGTTTTGCATGGGTCACTCCGCCGCAACGGGTTCGAGGCTCACGCCGCGATCTTTGGCCCAATCCTTGATCCACTCGCAAATCACGAGCACATGCGCCGAGTTCTTGGGCGTCATGCCTGGGCGAATCGGCATAAACAGTTGTTCGGCTGGCCTGTTCGCATCGCGGGGGAGGAACGGGCTCCCGTGCATTCGCTCCAGGGTGCCAACCAGACATGCGCATTCGCCGTCGTAACACGAGCCGTTCACCTTGCCTATCTGGAGTGCCGCAAGCAGTCCGGGCGTCTCGGCCTTGGCAGAATCCAGAACCACGATCAGATCGTCTCGGTTTGAGTAAGTCATCGGTGCGGATGCGGGTCCGACCCAAGAACCCCTCACGTCGATGGAGGGCTTGCTCAAATCCCACACGTCGATGGAGGGCGTGCTCGAATCCCACACGTCGATGGAGGGCTTGCTCGAACCCCTCACGTCGATGGAGGGCTTGCTCGAATCCCTCACGGCAATGGAGGGCGTGCTCGAACCCCTCACGACGATGAAGGGCGTGCTCGAATCCATCACGGCAATGGAGGGCGTGCTCGAACCCCTCACGACGATGAAGGGCGTGCTTTCCAACACGAGCACCCGGGGCGAGCCGCTGGTAATTGTGAATAGGACCGCCGCGCCGAGCACGATGATCTTGCCCGTTGGGATTGCCGCGTCAAACTCGATCTGGGTTCGCACGATGATTCGATCTTCGCTCATTGGGTGGTCCTCTGTTTCGGTTCGCATCTACAACGAGAGATGAGTAAATCTTCCCGTCTTCGTAGTAGTAAGCCCTGTCGGTTGGTGAACAACTCTGCCCGCGTGATCGGTAAGCGTTTGCGTCGTCTGGCTTTGTGCCTCGCCGCTCGCGGTGGAGTTCCTGTCGGTTGTCTGTCGGTTGCTGACAACTAGCGCCAACTGTTCCAAGAATCGCCTCCTCCAATGTGGGGGACACAAGCCGAATAGTCGTCAGTAGTTGACAGGACCCGACAGGTTCTACACCGAGTTTTGCACAATGCCTGTCGGTTGCGCGTAAGCCCTTAGAAGTTCGTCCCTTCCGTGTCCGGCGGCTCGGTCAGCCCCGGGAGCGTCGTCGGCGCCTTCGCGTCCTTCTTTGCCGCCGGTTTCGTCGGTACAACGGTCGTCGGGCCCGGGGTCGTCGTCACGATCGGCTCGGTCTTGATGCCAGCCGCCTCGCGTTTGGCCTTCAGCTCGGCGGAGAGGTCGAGAGCCTTGTTTCCCGTGCCGGCCTTTTTGTCCGCCGCCTCTTGGGCGCCTGTCGGGTCAGGGAAAGCGTCGTCGATCGTCGTCTCTCCAGTCTTGATCGAAGTCGCCACGCCGCGGAGCTTCGCCAGTTGCTCCAGTCCGATTTCCATCTCGGACGTGATGCCGATAGCGACGAACAGCCGATCGGTCTTGACGCCGAGCTTCTGAAAGTATGCGAGTACTTCCGTTCGGCGAGCCGAGAGCGTTTTCTCATCGCCCATCGCTACCCGTTTGCACGTCCGGTAGAGGTCCTGGACAAACGCATTTGGGACAACTCGAAAGATCGCGTTGCGGAGGGCCTTCGACATTGCCGCCGCTCCGGTCACTCGCACCATGTCTTCGGTGTAGCGTTTGTTGAACTTGTCGAGGACGCTAACGTGGGCCTCGGCCCCGATGCGAACGTTTCGCTCCATGTCCCACGCGACGGCCTCGGCAACGACAGACTTTCCAGTGTCGCCACTGACGCGAGTTGCCGCGTGAAGGTTGCCCCACGCCGACGCGATAATTTCGGCGAGCCGAACGGACGGACCTTCGATCATCTTCCCGCCGCGAGGGATCGCGTAGCAGCAGTCCGCCGCCACTTCTTCATTGAGCGTTGCCATTTCAAGAGCGGCCTGCATCGCCCGCTTGACGTTGCGCGGGTATTTCTTGGCCGTCGTGATTTGGATATCGAGGTTGGACGATTCCATCGAGGTCATAATCTGGCCTTCGACTGGTTCGGGTCGCTCGATAATCTCGTTGGGGTTTCCATCATGCACGTCTGACATCGGTGGCTCCTTGAGGGTTGAAGGGAATCCGGCCCGTCCTCTTTCGAGGGCGGATCGGAAGCCCGCCGCCCGAGGGCGACGGCGGGCAGAAGCATCAGGCTCCAAGCATCGCGACGGCGGCAACGAATGCGCCCCTCTTGTCGCGTGCGGATTCTCCAAACAGGTTGGAATGCTGGCGGCGGCCGTTCTGGACCCGCGACGCGGACCGGACATGATCGTGCCATTGCGTGACGGCGTTCATCGCGGCCCAGAGAGTTCCGCCGACGCCGGCGACGTTCTGCTTGGGATCAGACATGAGCCCTTCCCACTCGGCAAGCCGAGCCGCGAGCCGCTCGTCCCACATCTCGGCGTGCTCAATGTCCTTCGGATCGGTCGGCCGCTCGCCGTAGATCGCGACGTAGCACGCGGTGAAGTATGACGTAAGATCAGCCGTCACAAGTTGGCGACGGGCGAGCTGGTCCGCGAGCACCTGGAATCGCTCGGTCGTCGTCGTCGCGATCGCCAGCATGCGGCGAGCCTCGTCCACCTTCTCCAGCACGTTGCCCGAGTGGCGGAACCGAAACGCCCGGCCCCGATCTGCTTGCTCTTCGGCATTCTCGAAGTTCGAGCCCAGCGCCATCGAGAGCGTGTTATTGCACACGACGCGAACCGATGTCCACATCGCAAAGAGGGCCGACGTTCCATCGTGCGTGTTCGACATGACCAGATACGGCACCGACTCATCCTCGCCGCCGTTGCCGACGCGAATCGACTTGGGGCACTTCACCAGCATGAATACCCGCTTACCGCCCATGAGCGAGCCACACGTCTCGGTCTGGAAAGCGGCATCTGCCCCGTGAATCGCCTCGGCAAACTCGCCGAACACGCGATTGGGAACGATCTTGTATCCGTCCGAGACGATGCCGAGACACTCCTGCGTGTCGTTGCGGACGTTCGCCTTGTAGCCCGACGCGACTTCATAGAGCCCGCTCTTGGCATTCTTGAAGTAGACCGGCTCGGGCTCAGGCTCCCATCCGAGAACCATCCGCACCGCCTCGCTCGGCGAAAGGTCCTGGTCTACGACGGTTCCAAGCCCGTGCCACGCTTTCTCCCCAGAGTTCAAGACAAGACGATCAGACTTCGTGATTTCGTGAGACATTTATAGCTCCTGCCTTTCGGCTTCCGCAACTCCGTCAGTTGCCGACCCGCCACGTCCAGGCGGTAGGTTTCGATTTAGTTCGCCGAGTCGCGGTCTTCGATGCTCTCGCGGTTGAGCTGGCGGCAGATAGTCGCCATGTTCCCGTAGTATTTGCTCCACGCACATACGCGATCGTCGTTGAAGGTGTCAACCACCTGCCACATGCCCCGGTTCTGCGTGATCGTGTATCGGTTCATCTTCCGTCTCCTTCGTCTCGGGTCCCGGTCGTCGGTTCCCATGCAGGAACGTTAGTCGATCGGCTACACCCGGTCAAGCCTTTAGGCGTCTCGAAGTTGCATTTTTGGCAACTTTATTTGATCGGCCCGCGTTCGGCGTGTTTCGTGCATGAAAAAGGCCCATCGGGGAGGAGTCCCGACAGGCCCGAGAGAGAGAAACAAGACGATTCCAGTCTACTCGATTTCCGTCCCGAGTACAGCCCCATCCTCAATGACCACGCCAACCTCGCCCGATTCATCTACCCGCTCGAGCCACACTTGGGCGTCCCGTTCCTTGGCGATTTGCTCCAGGGCCTCCATCGACTTGGAGTCCAAGAGCGAGCCGTCACGGATCAGCATGAGCCGCAGTTTGGGATTCTGTGCCAGGCCAACCGCGACCGATGCCCGGAGACGTTCGGCACCCGAGCATTCGGCGATTGCGATTCCGCCGAGTGTCACGCCGTCCGCGGTGAACGCCATGCCCGGCACTGGCATCGTTGCCGACGCGACAAGTGCGGCTTTCGACTCCGCGAGCCTGTCGAGTTCCTGCGTCTGTGCCTCGCTCTTGTCTTTGAGCCCGAGCGATTCGTACATGAGCCGGTTGCGTTCCTTCTTCTGTGCGACCTTCCGGTTTGTCTCCTGGACCGTTCGCATGCGTTCGGAGATTGTCGTGAGGTCGGGATCTTGGAGAGCGTCGATAGCCTCGCCCTGTTCGGCGATGCCAGCCTCTCTCGCCGCAAGTTCCTTCCGGGCCGCTTCGAGTGCCGCCTCCAATTGCGTCACCTTCGCCGCCCACTGTTCGCGCGACGACTTGACGCCAGCGAGCCAACGCCGCTTCTCTTCGTTGTCCGTCCGCTCTTGCATCGCTGCCGCGTGTTGCTCCGCGAGGGCCCCCATGTCCTCTTCTTTCTCGGGTGCCTCGACGATTGGCATCCCCGCGAGCTTGGCCTCTGCCGTCCGCATGTTCGCGTTGACGTTGCGACGTTCCGCCGTCAGCGTCTCAACCTGGAGATCGATCGCCTTGAACTTCTCATCGAGGCCGAGCACCCGGCGCAGGACCGCCGCCTGTTCCTTGGGGTCCTGGCGCGAGAACGCGAGCGGGTCAAAGGCAATGTCGCCCATCAGCGTGTTGAGCCACGCTTGCGGCGAGTTGATCGGCTGTCCATTCTTGGGCGTGATCGTCAGTTTCGATTTCCCGTCGTCGGAGAATTGCCGCTTGACGGTGTGGGTCGAAAGGTCGATCGTCACGTCGCCCGAGATTGCACCCTTGCGGAGTGCGCCCGCCGGGATGCTCTTCTCGCCACCGAGAGCGTACATCATGGCGTCGAGAACGGAGGTCTTGCCCTGCCCGTTTTTGCCGGTGATCTGGACGACGGCGCCGGTTGGCGTGATGTGGACGGCGCGGATGCGTTTGACGTTTCGGATTCGGAGTTCGATGATGCGGGGGGAGTCAGTGGGCTTGGTCATTGGGTCCTTTCGTGTGTGGACGCGAGAGCGGGATAGTGACGACGCACGAGTCTTTGCCGCCGAACGTGCCATCGGCGTCGATGGGGACGGCAACGCGGCCGGTTCGCCCCTCGCTGTCGGTCACATTGAAGACGAGGCCCATGTCGGGCTCACCGCCGCACGGCTCGCCGATTGTCCGACGTTCGAGGCGCTCGCGGAGTCGCTTGACTTCGCACCGATATCCCCACGCCCACGCGAGAGCAAACAGGTCAAAGCCGATCATGACGCATTCGGTATATG